TCGTTTGCGCACCATGCCTGTGGTGAAAGTATAACTGCATCATTCGAAAAATGCCGCGGAATGTGTGATGCCGATGAAAAGTGTGGCGGTTTCGTTTATACGAAGGGTAGTGCTGGTGCCGACGGAAAATGCGAACTGAAAGACCGTGCGAAAATGTATCCGATTGGGTTGCGTGTGGTGGATCCTACGAAGCAGCTAATGCTGAAAGTGCCAACAATCAACGGAACCATAAGCGATGAAACATGTAAAGTCGGAAATGGCGATTACACGATGATTGACAGCGCACAATATGCTCATTATCCTGATACTGGATCGATGTCAACTAACACCAAATGTAATATTCGTGATATTGTTCCCAAAGAAGGAACACGTAATCCAACGGATTTAACGTCGATGTTTGGTGCCGTGGATAAAGCATTCAACGAAACAGAAGAAAAAACGACCGAATATCGTAACCAAACAGCGATTCAGGCGCCACCGACCACGACAGAAGGTATGACACTTCAAGACAAAAATGCGAAATTCTATAGTGATGACCCACAATATTCATCTAACTATGGTCAGGCCATGAAAGGTGTTCAGGATAATTTGGTAAAAATCGCAAATTCAAAATATCAGCGTGAGCGTCTTCTTGCGATGACCGAGGAAAGCAACAAGAATCTCATATCTGAATCCTATAAATTTATTCTTTGGAGCATTTTAGCGATATTGGCTGTTTTGGCGCTTTTGAAGTTGAAAGAAATGTTTGGACAGGACGACGATAACGGGGGCGACGGCATGGGCAGCGGAGAAGAAGGCGGCGGACTTTTAGCAACAATCCTCGGTTGGTTCGGCATGAAAAGCGTATCAACAAATGATATTCCTGACCGTACTCAGGATGTGAAGGCTGCTTTAAGTTCTGCTGGCCAACAACTGAGTGAGACCAGCGCAAATCTTGCGACGAGTATTACCGAAGGTGCTGATAATTTAGTTAATTCCGCGAATCAAATGGCGACGGGGGCAGTTGAAGGAGCCGCCGGATTGGTTGATCAAGCGAAAGAAACCGCGTCGAACGCAATTGATCAATTATCGGCACCGACACCAGGATCTACGTCTGGACCTACTACAGGTGGTCGCAAATCATCAACTGCGACAAGAACGCCGACATCAGAGGCGAAGGGTAAAAAGAAATAATAATATAACGAGTATTTATGGATTGTATCACTACTCATTATAAATATGGCATATCAATTAAGTGAAAAAAATCAAATCTTGGTCGCATTATTCGCGATTGTGGTTTTATGTGCGGGGAAATTATTTAAAGATTATCTGTTTCGTCGGGGGTATGTCGAGGGTATGTCGATTACAACTGAAACGAGTACGCAATTGAGGCGTAATGCGATAGGTGGAACCAACGTTACAGCAGAATTGTATTTGATTGTTAGGTTGGACCGAGATTTGACTACGTCTCAAAATATACAACTATCATGGACCGGCAACGTTGCTTCTGACGTCACAACCAGCACGACTGGAACTGATTATACAGCGAGTGTTGTAAGTGGTTCATCGGCGACATTAACTGCGAGCGGAAGTGGCAGTCCAATTACATTCACACCGTCGGCAACAATTAAGGCCGGTTCTAAAATCCGAATTACAGTAAAAAATGTCACGATCTTTCCAGGATCGAAGGCGGATAGCAAACTCACATTTACGGTTACTCCATCAAATGGCGAATCTGCTGTGTCGAGAGAATTCAAGATTTTACCATCATTAACCGCCTCTGAAAATCAGTTTGTATCATCGTCTTCCGCCACAAGTGAAGAAATTAAAACCGCAATCAACGACATCAATACACGTCTTTCGGCTGGAGGTAGCACGATGCCTGATACCGAACGAACCAACTTATTAAAAGCTCGTTCTGCTCTTGTCACATTATTGGCATCGACATATGGCACCGTGAAAGAAGCCAGACAAGTATTTGATTCTGACGCGTTGTATCAGGCTCAAAGAACCGCAATTGATTTTATTAAGAATGAAAAAGAACGTGCTGCCACCAACGCAGAATCTTTGAAACAGGATAATTTGAATAAACGCCGCATGGCGCAAATCAATACATACTATACCAAGAATTATGAAGCCAACACTGAGGTTATGAAGAATATTATATTTATTTCGGTTGCGTTGATCGTATTGGCGATATTACGTAACAAGGACCTTATCCCCGCATCGATTAGCACTTTAGGCGTTATCTTCATTCTTACGTTGGGAGGCATCGTTGTGGGTAAGCAAGTATTTGATATTATTCGCCGTAACGACCATGATTTTGATAAGTATGACTGGAATTTTAATGAAGATGAAATGAACAGAAAGCAACTTCTTCAACAGAATAGTGATCCCGCAAATCTCTCGGATATGGGATTGGGAATGGCGCCATGTTATGGACCTGGTTGCTGCGATGTTGGAACGTCATGGAGTGACGCTGGCAAGAAATGTATTCCTAGTGTTCCTGGATTGAGCGGAACCGCCGCATGGACGAATGCGTCTGGGGGCACCTTAACACTGTCGTTGAAAGTGACGAATGCTTTAGTTACTGGAGATACGATCACAGTTACGTTGCCGTCGGGTCTATTTTCTGGATCACCCGCCGCATTATCTGGCAGTTTTACAGGAACTCCTTCCACTACTGCGCCATTCGTTTTGACGGTTGCTGCTGGTGGAGTTAGTGATGCATCTACAAAAGCTATTCCGAATATTGTCATCACCGGTTTGGGTGTTTCACCAAGTGATTATCCTCGTTCTTCTCAACTTAAGGTGAAATCATCTAAGGATACCAACGAAGTCGGAATTAGTATTACGGGAATACCATGAATACCGAAATACGATGAAGACCGGTATATTATAAACACAGGTGTTTTGCGATTATAATTCAGGATAGTAAGGAGGAATTATAATCTAACAAATATAGTAGTCTATGGGTATCGACTTTAATGATGCTGAAGGGATTGAACCCGAACTTTTAGAAGAAGCTAAAAAAGGTGAGGCAACGATGAGAAGTACCGCCAGCAGTGATGCCGAGGCAACCAAGCTAACGAATCGCGGTGGAGGAACCGGGAATGACAAATCCATCGATGAAGTGATACGAGATTCAGAGCAAAATCTAACAAAAGTCCGGCAAATTATATCACAAGGCGGTTTTACTGGTCCCGAAAAAGATAAATATGAACTCAGTCTGGCTCATGCAGAATGGGTTCATGCGCGAAATATCGAACGTAAATGCGATAATGATGTGAAAGAAACAAGCGTGAAATATACAGCATTAGTGAATGGAAAGGCACAAACGCATGAGATTAATAAGGCACATCGAGATTGGAAAACAAAACGGGAAGCCTGTAAAAAAATAGATTCGGAATTACTGGAGAAGGCAAACAAATACATCGAGGTTGATCGACGTGTTCGTCAAAATAAGAAGGCGGCGGATGAATATCCGGTGACGTTATCTTCTTCCTCGACGACGACGCGTGAGAGATTTCAGGTCACGCGATTAGACTCCTTTTCTAACGGCGAAAATGTTGAAGGATTTACTGGAGTCAAGGAAGGGTTTGACTTTTATAATAAATCGACTTATGAAGACAGTAATTCGGCTTTATCACAAGCGAGTGGAACAACACCCGCAGTGATGAAATTTAATGTGAGACTTCCGCAATATAGTGATAGCACACGTAACACAAGTGTTGATAAAGAAGGAACAACCGCCACAATTCTTCCATGGAAAGAATATTATGTAGAATGTGAGCAAGCGTTTCGAGGCGACACACCTGCTATAACCAGATGTAAAAACGCCAACATCGAAAAAGACAAATACATTAAAGCGATCAATCATGAGTTTGACCGCGCAGATCGATTATTGAACATACTTTACAAAGTTCAATTGAAAAGCTCGTATCGTGGCAATCCAAACTATCTTGATTCAAATGACGTAGAAGCCATCCTTGAAAACCAAAAGAAAAATATTGCGCTTAATAAACAGAATGCGTTATACGATTATGACGAATATAACAGTTTGTCGTTTTATGAAGAGCTGGTAATGTTTCTTTATTATTCGGTGTTTGCGATTTTCGTGGTTATGTCTTTGCGCGAGTTTTTTTCATCCAGCGGTGCTTATGATAAGCGCAATATTGTGATATTAATATTACTCGGTCTTTATCCAAAATACATCTTACCGGTTGTATTGTGGATATTGAACGGGCTCACACGAGTCGCCGAAATTTTGGGATTGAAAAATGTTCGATTTTGGAAATCAGCAGAATGAATAATGCGTTGAATGAATCTATTATGATTACGAGCTGTCTTCATCGTCATCGTTGTTTATGATGTCTTCTTCATCATCATACACAATCTTACACTTACGCCATCCTTTTGACGTAAGTTTTCCGAATTTCTTTGTCATGAAGTCATACAATTCGTTGGCTTTCGGAATATTCTTGCCATGTTGAACAACATACCATTTCTTGAACTCTTCATATACTTCCATCTTCTTGATATAAGTCTCTTCATCGGCTGTGCGAATCTTGTCACGCATGAACTCCGAGAGATAATCCTGAGTATTACGATACTTGTTGCTACTTGCTGTCACCGCAGCACATGTGCGCACTTTGCCATCTGTTTCAAATGCCTTCTTGACGAGCATCGCCATGAATACATTTACCCACGTCTTTATCTTGATATCAAGATTCTTGTCGATCAGGAACTGGTACGGTTCTTCTGGATCATCTGATCTTGGATCTTCGCAGAATTTCGATTTATAAGGACACAGGCGAATACGACGCCATGTTCCATCATCGTTGCTTTTGATGTCAAAGAGGACATTCGTGCATACAACCAGCTTGAACTGTGGAACAAACGTGATCGTATTTTTAAAGAGTGCGCGGGCAGTCATATCATCTCCACCGGTGATTTCTTTCAAAATACCTTCGTTGATACGGTCGCCTTTTGTCGGTTCCTGCATCACCGCATATCTCACACCTTTGAGAACTGCGAGTTCCGGTGAAGCACCGCCGATCATCGCGCGTTTTTGTGTAACTGCCGTGATCGGAAGAACCGCTTTGTATTCACCCAGACATGCCGACATCAGTTCGATGAGTTTCGATTTCCCATTACTACCTCCACCGATATAGATGTTGAAGGTTTGTTCGCGATTCGTCCCGATGAGTGTAGAAGCGAGATGTTCCCACATATATGTTCGAAGTTCTTCTTCGGGGAATAACTGCGCCATAAACTCGTTGATTTCATCGATCTGTGTGCGATGACGATCGGTGTCAAGCGGCGTGTAGTCGATTTTTGTAGTCTTCGAGAGATTGTCATCTGGCTGACCACGCCGAAACGTCTTTGTCTTGAAGTCGATGACGCCATTCTTGAAACATAGCAGCTCAGGACGTGTGTCGATCTTCTCTTCGAAGTCTTTATCATAAAACTGCTCACGCACTTCACGCATGATATTATTCTTGAAACTCGTCGTCTTTAATTTTGTGCAGATATCCACGATACGACGCGACCGTTTGCGCGCAGATGTGTATTGGTCGCAGGTGGGGTCGAGACCGGACGTGAGGTCCATAATATCGCGGTGTTTTTTGGTGTAAATGTCGTGCATGTCTTTGGAAATGAGCGCACGAAGTGAGTTGCCCTGATCACATTCAACCCAACGATTCTTGTCGAACTCATACCACTGATTGTCTTTTACACTCACGCATACAAACCTGTCTTTGAAAATCGTGTATAGAACTGTTGCCAGATCCACATCCGTGGAAGCGTCGTTCGTTGTTTCATTACAAATCGTTTGGTGGATGAAGTTGTCTATGGTTTCATTCCGAATACGTGTGTATTCTTCTAAGCAGTCATTTTTTGCCCAATACATGATGGAACGACGTGTGAGACCATCCGGACTATACGGAAATCCACACCATGTGTCATAATGCTTCATGATATCGGTATAAGCAAACTTGGCTGATTTTGCGCTGAAGAGCATCCACGTAAGGAAGAGTTTATCACTCGTATTATGAAGTGCGAGACCCACACGCAACCATTTGTCATAAGGATCGAAATACTGAGACGGAAGAGCCATCGTATAATAATGCGTTTCACGGATTTCGTATTCTTTCGGTTCAAGCATATTCAGCATGATTTCAACCGCCATCGTAAGCTCCGAATGATTCGTTATTTTGTCCATCATAATCGAACCGTTGTGTGATAGCAAAGCATCGCTTGGACCTCTACCGCCAGACCCAGCAAGTGCGCCAGCACCACCTGTTACAACCAAACGAATACGTTTTCCTCCATCGGCGCCTCCATTTGCGCCGTTTCGTCCGCTGGCGGCGCCTCTTTGTTGATTCAATATTGCGTCGTATTCTGCTTTTAACACGGCGTTGTTTGGTCGTAATGCGAATGACGGATAATCTATATCGATTGCTCCAGGAGTGCCACTCGGCGCGGTCTGAACCGAAAGTTTCGCAAAATTCTCTTTCACGTTGAACTTACACGTTTCTTCTTCTCGGAACATCCACTCATGGTCGTCGTCTTTGGGGTCGCGTATTATTACGAAATGATACTTCAACATATATGCTTTATGTCCCGGCTTTCGCGATCCGTATAACTGCCAGTTTGTATGGCCTCGTGATATTCCTTCATCAAGAACATCATTCCACGTATTTGTGATGGGGAGGTCTGTCCATATTTCGGGGAGTTCTTTGAGCATTCGCGAACGCAACATGCGCTGGATCGGTCGATCTACGTTGGCGCCAATAATCATATGGATTCCGTCTTTGGTAACATCGTCTAACTGATTCACGTCACTCTTTTCAAAGATGTAAATCGGGATTTGGGCGTCGGCGGGAATTTCTACCAACGTTTCCATCGTTTGAATGTAGGACTGAATCATATCCAAAACGTGTTCTTTTGAATGTTGGCGTTTCGTAATACTGGTATCATACCTGAAATCGAAATCCACGGTGATGATTCCTCGTTCTGGATTCTGTTTTTCTGTCAGGAATTCCTGTTTTCCATTTTCGAAAACATGTGTATAATATTTCTTCCAAAACACGGGCAAGATCGCTGGCGGAATCGTATAAACTCCGCCATGAACATTCAGCGCCTTATCGCCAATCCTTGTATGTGTATAAGCTTCGCCTGGTTTTGAAATGTGGTGTTTCATAAATTGTTCATAGGTCATACCAGCACAAAGCGACTGGTATGACGCCGTCGTATTCACATCGCTTGTTGTCATTCTAAGTTCTTCGCGGGGTATCGTCTCTCTTGTAAAAACTAATTTGGCAGGGACAAGATTCAATTTTGTTTCAAGATATGAATTGAAAAATGTAAAACCTCCGGTCTATATATTCTAAAGGTTTTATCTCTAAATCTGATCCCCCAAAAATGGATCCTTTAAATTGGAATTCTAAAAAATAGACAAAAAAAGGGGATGCTTTTCCGGGTTGGTTCATGTGGTAACATACGGTGCGGGACTTTTGGAAAACATCGTGTTAGACCGTGGTGTGTGTGTGGTTAGGTTGGGGTGGGTCGAGTGTGTGACGTCACATCGTGTGGCGATTAAACGCGATTGTATGATGGTGAGATGTGTATGCCGGGTATGGGCGGTTAAGATAACATGTGTATTTTGAAATTATTCTCGTTCATAGAACCGGATTTCTTTGGAATTATACTTTTTCAGCCAAAAATATTCCGTTCAAAATCAGTAATTTGTAAAGGTTGGATTCTGGGCGGCTGCCATTTCATGTTTCAAAGACAAAACCGCCGAAAATATTTCGTTGAAAATGGCCGAAGGCAAGAATGGACGAGAGACTATTTTTGGATATTTTTGGATACATTTTGGATCCCTCCAAAAAAATGTCCATTTTGCCCTTTGCGCGCCATCAATTTTAAAACACGAAAATCAAAACACCCAAAAAACAGGTTTGTGACCATTATGCTCTCAAAACGCTTTTTTTGCCTTAAAAAGCTGTGACTGAACTTTTTTGAGGGGTCGGAGGCTGCGTCCAATCCATGAGGGCTAAAATCGGACATTTTTGTATAACGATATTTTAGAAGATACACGGATATATCCATAAATTTAATACGAATGCCCAATCATTTTTATTGTGAAAAGTGTAACTTTACATGCTGTAAGCAAAGTATATATAATAAGCATTTGGCAACAGTCAAGCACAAGATACGTGGATATATCCACCCACCCCCAACGGATATAAAAGATACAACCCAAATAGTTCAACCCATCCAACAAAATAAAGAATATAAATGCCCTTTCTGCTTGAATCTGTATAAATATCATTCAGGATTATGGCGTCATAAATTAGTTTGTAGTAAAAAAGGTCATCAAACTAAACATAACGTTGATATACTCGCCGATGGTGTAGCAGATCCATACATCGTAAATGAAACCTCGCAAAATATTATTATACATAAAACACCAGTTGTTAATGGTAATGATTCACTTGAACACCAAATAACAATCAAAGACCTTGCTGCTGAAAATCGTGAAATCAAACAAAAATTGAACATGATGTTGCAGATGATGGCTACAAACAGTCAATTTCAATCACAAATGCTAGAACTAATGAAGACATCTTATCCTCAAATTACAAATGATAACTTGTCGCAGTCACACCCAGCTTCGGTCTCATCGAATATCGAATCCAACGGCGATCATAATACATTTAACAACACTACCACTACTAACAGTAACAACAACACCTTCAACATGAATATGTTCTTGAATGAAAAGTGTAAAGATGCGATGAACATGAAGGATTTTGTGGATTCTATTCAGTTGAACATCACTGATATGGAGAATATGAATCGACTTGGCTATGTGGAGGGTATGTCGAATATCTTCATTGACAATCTCCAGAAAACCGACCTATACAAACGACCAGTTCATTGCAGTGACATCAAGCGTGAAACTTTATACGTTAAGGATAATAACTTATGGGAGCGTGATGGTCCCGACCATGCGAAAATGACAAATGCGGTTCTAGCCGTTGAACATAAGAATGTGGTCCTTGTAAATGAATGGGCGAAGGCCAACCCGCTATGCTTGAATAGCAATACCCGAGAAAATGACAAATACATCAAAATATCCAAGATTGTTACGGATGGTGAAAAGGAAGGGAATATCGATAAGGTGATACGTAAGGTGGCGAAGTCAGTGACGATCGAAAAGCGTGAAACAACTATAGAAAATTCATAAAGTCGGAAATCTCCTCGTTCATAGAATCGGAATTCTTAGGAAATCTCTCTTTTCAGCCGAAAATATTCCGTTCAAAACTGGTTGATTTCAAAAGTTTGGATTCTGGGCGGACGCCAATTCATGTTTCAAAGACAAAATCGCCGAAAATATTTCGTTGAAAATGGCCGAAGGCAAGAATGAACGAGATATTTTGACTACCATGTTTTTGGACATTTTTAAAATGTCCATTTTGCCCTTTTCGCGCCGTCAATTTTAAAAAATGATTTCAAAACATCAAAAATCGTGTTTGTGACCATTATGCTCTCAAAATGCGTTTTTGACCTTAAAAAACTGTGACTGAACTTTTTAAGGGGGGTGGCGACCGCGTCCAAATCAAAGGGCTAAAATCGGACATTTCTGTATATGGATAGATAAGATTCTATTATAAGATTATTATAAGATTATAAGATTATTTTTAATACTATAAGATTATTTTATAAGATTTAGGATATATAAGATTATGCCAAAGGTAGATATTGATTACTCAAATACCATTATTTATAAAATAACATGTAAAGATGAAACTATTACTGACGTATATGTAGGACATACCACTAATTTTGTCCAGAGAAAATATGCTCATAAGATAGGTTGTTCAAATAATAACAATAATTGTAAATTATATCAAGTAATAAGAGATAATGGTGGATGGGAAAACTGGAAAATGGAAATAATCGACGTTATAAATTGTAAAGACGTTTATGAAGCTAGAAAGAAAGAACAAGAATATTCTGTATTAGTAAAAACTACATTAAATAGTATAGAACCTTTGCCTCAATCATCAAGAAAAAATCATCGTTTTTATTGTGAAAAGTGTAACTTTAGATGCTGTAATCAAAGTATATATAATAAGCATTTAGATACAACAAAACATAAGCAAGTTAAACCGGTATGTAGTAATTATGAAATAGATAATAAAACGAAGGTAGTCCCAGATACAAATATCGAAATAACACTAGATGAAATATCCCAACCAATAACACGTCACGAATATAACAACATTATACATTTATTGCATGAATTGAAAAACAAAGATAAATCAATAAATGAAGAATATAACCACGATAATGATGTTTATCCTAAACAAAATATTAAGATATTGACGACCGAAGCGTCACAGTTTATCACTGATAATAATAATAATAATATACAAAATAAACTAATACTTGAACTACTCAAATCAAACACTCAATTACAAAACCAATTGTATGAAATATGTAAATCATCACAAACAGCTATCACAAATAATATTAGTGCACGCACAATACATGATAATTCCACTATGAATAACACCACCAACAACAGTAACAACAGTAACAACAGTAACAACAACACATTCAATATGAACATGTTTCTTAATGAAAAGTGTAAGGATGCGATGAACATGAAGGACTTCGTGAATTCTATTCAGTTGAACATGACCGATCTAGAAAATGTTGGCAGGCTTGGCTATGTGGAGGGCATGTCAAATATCTTCATTGACAATCTCCAAAAAACCGACCTATACAAACGACCAGTTCATTGCAGTGACATCAAGCGCGAGACCTTATACGTGAAGGAGAACAACCAGTGGGAGCGTGATGGCCCTGACCACGAAAAAATGACCAACGCTGTCCTTGCGGTGGAACAGAAGAACGTGGCGTTAGTAAGTGAATGGGCGAAAGCTAATCCACGTTGTATGAATAGCAACACTCGAGAGAATGAAACATATTTCAAATTGTCGAAAGCCGCCACTGATGGCGAGAAGGACGGGAATATAGACAAAGTGATACGCAAAGTAGCGAAATCTGTTGCAATTGAAAAGCGTGGAACAACTATAGAAAATTCATAAAGTCGGAAATCTCCTCGTTCATAGGACCGGAATTCTTTGGAATTATACTTTTTCAGCCAAAAATATTCCGTTCAAAATGAGTAATTTGTAAAGTTTGGATTCTTGGGAATCGGGAATTCATGTTTCAACAACAAAACCGCCGAAAATATTTCGTTCAAAACCAAATAATCCAATTAAAAAATGTCCAATTTAGCCCCCCTAATTTTGGACATTTTTGGGCCGTCCAAAAAATGTCCATTTTGCCCTTTTCGCGCCGTCAATTTTAAACACGAAATGCGAAACATCAAAAAAACGGGTTTGTGACCATTATGCTCTCAAAACGTGTTTTTGACCCTAAAAAACTGTGACTGAACTTTTTTTGGGTGTCGGCGGCCGTGTCCAAAACGGAGGGCTAAAATCGGACATTTATGTATAGGATATATTTAGGGTAAGTTACCCAAAAATATCCTTAGATGCCTACTAATTTCTTTTGCGAAAAGTGTGACTTTAAATGCTCTAAACAGAGTATTTATAATAAACATTTAGAAACAGTCAAGCACAAACGAATGGATGGATATTTATATCCTTACCCAGATATATCCGGTATTATCTCTTCTTTGGAAGTAAAACAAACACATATATGTCCATATTGTTTTAAATCGTATAAATATCTCCCTGGGTTATCTCGTCATAAACGTTTGTGTCACAAAAACAACAGTTACGACGATGATAATACCCCTATTGATGATTGTCCTATTGATGATACAAATATTATTACCGAGTTCGGTGAAGATAAAATATCACAAACAGATAATGTTATTATACGTAAGAAACCAAGAAACAACGAAGAAAAAACGAACAAAAAATTAAAACAACTTATTGCTGAAAATAGTGAGATGAAAATGATGATGTTGCAGATGATGGCTACAAATACTCAATTTCAATTACAAATATTGAAACTAATGAATAATTCTCAGGCTCAACTTACAAATCATAATCAGGGACAGCCTCATTCATCATCTATATCTGGCGGTGTTGCTTTGAATGGCGATTATCCCACATTCACCAACAGCACCACCACAACGAACAACAGCAACAACAACACCTTCAACATGAATATGTTCCTCAACGAGAAGTGTAAGGATGCGATGAACATGAAGGATTTTGTGGATTCTATTCAATTGAACATGACCGATATGGAGAATATGAACCGGCTTGGCTACGTCGAGGGCATGTCGAATATCTTCATTAACAATCTCCAGAAAACGGATGTATATAAACGACCGGTTCATTGCAGTGACGTGAAGCGCGAAACCTTGTATGTAAAAGAGAACAATCAATGGGAGCGTGATGGTCCTGACCATGCGAAAATGACAAATGCGGTTCTAGCCGTTGAACATAAGAATGTAGTATTAGTCAATGAATGGGCAAAAGCCAATCCGCGGTGTTTGAATAGTCACACCCGAGAGAATGATAAATACATCCGGTTGTCCAAGATTGTAACAGATGGAGAGAAGGACGGGAATATCGATAAAGTTATACGTAAGGTAGCAAAACAAGTTACAATAGAAAAGGACCAAAAACAAATCACGGACGCGTAGTATGTAGGTTATGTGTAAAAATACATAAAAACAATCATGGATAATATTCTAAAATCACATACTCCGACCCCCCCCCACCCTGAACCGATGACCGACGAAACCACCACCAAAGTTGTGATACCCAAAGAAACAGTCACGCGTCTGCTTCGTGATATTCGTGATGTAATGACGGATCCAACGTTGCGTGAATGTGGTATCATGTATCGTCATAGTGAGACAGACATGCTTACCGGATATGCGTGTATCGTTGGCCCAGAAGATACACTCTATTTCGGTGGATATTATTTCTACGTCTTTAAGTTTCCAACGAATTATCCGCATTCACCACCGTTGGTTAAGTTTATAACGAATACAGGAAATATACGTTTTCATCCTAATTTTTATGCCAACCAGAAAGTATGTGTTTCTATTGTGAATACATGGCGGGGAGAGCAATGGTCCGGTTGTCAGAACATTCGGTCTGTGTTAATGACATTTCAGTCGTTGTTAGATAAAGAACCGCTTCTTCATGAGCCAGGTATTCGCAAAGAACACAGCGATTTTATTCCATACCATCAAATGGTTGAGTATTATAATTATAAATTCGCATGTTTGACGTTATTGAAGGAACTGACAACACACGTCAGTATCGAGCCGCCACTTGTGGCTGATTTTAAAGAGTTTATGATTACAACGTTTCGAGAGAATAAAGACCGAATTCGAGAGATTTTGGCTGAACGTTTGAAACGTTTTCCCGACCGTAAATCTATATATGTCGGATTGTATGGGGGCATTCATACAGTTATTGCTTATGACCTAGTTATGATCGATTATAATAACGCAGTTGATACGATTGGGGTCGCGCCAGCCATAAATCCGAGGATCTAATGTAAGTATTATAATGTGGGACGCCTGCCTTAAATTGAAATTAAATAAATGTATATCTATACAATATAGTCGATTATCGATATTTAAGCGGACGCAAATGCATTTCTGTTCTGTATGTGCCAACATGTATTATATTAGTATTACTCCTGAGAATGAACTCCAATATTACTGTCGTAACTGCGGGAATATCGACAATACGATTGCGGCGGATAACATTTGTGTGTCAAAGGTGAATGTAAAACATACCACTACGCAACAATCATTCTCTCAAGTCGTGAATAAATATACAAAATACGATCCGACGTTGCCTCGTATTCACACGATACGTTGTCCAAATGACGAATGTCCGAGTAATGCTTCAGCATCGGCATCGGCATCGGCATCAGCATCGGCATCGGCAGGCGGCGGTGGCGGTAATGCTGGAGATAATAAAAAATCGAAAAATGAAATCATATATGTTCGTTATGACGATACGAATCTTAAGTATGTTTATTTATGCGCGAAGTGCGACAAAGTATGGAATACAGAGCAGCAATAAATTGAAACATAATAAAGTGTGATTAATATATATATACACTTTATGATGTCAAGCGGAATACCGAGTTTGCCAAAAAAACAGTTGCGTGCTGAATCAGCCGACGCTGATTCTGAGAATGAAGAGACCCCGAATATTCGAGAAGAAGAATCCGACGCAGAGTCAGCCGACGCGGGTTCAGAAATAAATGAAAGCGACGATGATTCAACATCTGGAACACTTACTTCTGGTGGTGATGAAAGTGATGAAACCGAAGATGAAGACGCTGGTGGAGGAGCGGGAGCGGGAGCAGATAGTGGCGATGAAGGGGGGCAAGATGGTGAAGGCGATGATGATGAAGGTCTTGCTGCGCAATCGACAAAAACTAAGAAAAAGCGAACAGCATCATCGTCGGCATCCGGTCGTAAAAAAAACATGGAGGATGATATGACACTATTGGGTGTTCCTCATGGCATTCAGTTCGATGATGATGAAGATGACGAAAGTTCTGATGATGATCGAGATAGTAGCGAATATTTTCAGAAACTGAAGAGGAGTGTCCATGAAAGCTATATCGACACATATCACCCGGAGTCGATGTCTCATAATTACGATGAAATTCAAACTCTTGCGCGAGTTGTCCGAAATAGTGCTGGGGTGATCGTGGATGATTTACATCGTACGATACCGATCATGACGAAATACGAAAAAACAAGGATATTGGGACAGCGAGCTAAACAACTGAATGAGGGATCGCCGGCATTTATTAAAATCGACTCGACAGTTATAGATGGATACCTGATTGCGGTGAAAGAGCTAGAACAAAAGAAAACACCATTCATCATTCGCCGTCCTTTACCGAATGGCGGTTCTGAATATTGGCGAGTTCAAGATTTAGAGATATTGTAATAACCTTTCCACGATACGGGCGGCGGGATCAATAATTATCAAACATGAAATCCGGGTCGCCAGTAATCGTGCGAAGTGCTTGGGTTACATAAGATCGTTCCACCGCGTCGGCTTCGTAATAATTCCAATATGTGTCTTGAAGTGACAGATTGTGTTGTATTGACACGTTGCTGCTTATCACGACATTTGTAAAGTGACTCATCGTGCAGTAATGAACCGACTTTGGATAATCATTTTTTATAAATACGCCTTTGCTATTCAGGTGAGCATATTCTGGACGTTTTTCTTGGATGAGGTATATTTTTCCTGGCTGAAGGTCTTTGGGGCTGACAAGTCGAAGAGGTCGCATCACAAGCACAACTATGGCGATATTCTAATAGACTGTAATTATGAATCAATTTTACTAGTCGTTGTAATAATGTGCGGGTATTATACCAACATATGGTTTGAATTTTGGACGTTTGTACATACCGTCTAATGATGAATCAGATGATGAAGTTGTCATTGGCGATAGCGGATTTGATAGGTCATCAAACGAATATGGAGTTCCATCTCCTGTGCTAATACTAGTGTTACTTCCGCTTCTGTCAAAGCCAATGCTGGACTTGCTATTTTTACCTGCGTTCTTAGTAGTAAAACAACAGCCGTCGCGACACCAACAGCAATTGAAATAGTTTTTGAATGTACTAAAAAAATGTTCTGACATCTGTTTACTATACCGATGTATTATACGTTTATTATATTTTTCGGTTATTTTACGGCTCTACCGCTTAGCACTTCCAGCGTTTTCCACATTCCAGGCATGTCACGAATGTAGTCATCGGTTCATCCGCCGACCGTGTTTGAAGCTGGTAATATGTGCATTTCTTGGATTTACATTTGTTGCATGTGAAATTGTCCGTAGATGCCTCGATATTTGGTTCATACTTTTGTTTGTCGCGTATTTTCTTGTCTTCGATCAGCTTTTTCCATTTTTCGGGACATATCTCTTGATGCGACATGAATGCGATTTCTTGTGATTTAATGTTGCCAGACAGAATTGCACTTGACACATCTGGTTTTTTCAAATTGATATACACCGAACGCAAACGGTCGATGTACAGCGTCACGAAAAACGTGTTTGACCATTTTTTCACTATGTTGTTCTTTGATGCGTGTTGAATCGTCCAGTTGAATATTCCTTTTTCGATATTCGTGGAAATTGTATCGATGTCATGAGATGTTTGAGCTGTGTCATTTACCGCATGTTGAGATACATGATTCACCAAAATACCAATTATCCGCTTTCGGATTTCAGCGCGAAACTGGTCCGGATACGCAATAGCTTCAATATTCGACATGGCGGTGTATTGTATAAACTAGAATAGTTTTCTTTATTCAATTTTTTAGATGTATTCCTCCTCGCTTAGTTCTTTTTCATTTTCTTGCTCCGTTGGATGTTCTTCTAAACTCTTTTTTGTTTTTTTAGATTTGGTTGATGTTAGACCCGTATGTTCTGACCCAGACGCCGACGCCGACGCCGACGCTGATTTTTTAATTGTTCCAATCGGCTTCTTAGTGGATGTTTTCTGATTTTCCTTCGTGATCTTTTTTTTCGAAGTTGTTTCTACTTCGACGTTATCCATATCCGAATCGTTCGGTGAATCAGACGGTGGCGTTTCCGATTCAGTCTCGGTTTCCGTAACGAATTCACTTTCAGTTGATTCTGATTTATTTTTCTTTCCGCGGCTCTTTTTCGATTTTCGTGACTTATGACAACGAGGTGTTTTATCGTCGCTGTCATCATCCACGACAAACCCGTCCTTCAAATATCCGTTGATTGTTTTCTGATAAGCAGGGATGAGGTCCAATTCATCGACCTCATTTTCATCTTCAAGTGCTGTTGAATCAAGGTCTTCAAACCCTCCAAATAATCGCTCATAGATCACATTCCATATCGTTGCGGTCAAATTAACAGCATGTTCTTTATCCGTGCGCGCAACCAACGCAATATTTCCATAATAAATAATTTCATCGACCGGAGGTGGCATTTCGTATTTATTTTCATTTCCGGCACGTCCGTCGGTTTTCGCCCAAACATCAACATAAATATATGTTGGGATGACATCTTCATTATCAACATAAAAACTAAACTTTTTCTTATTTTTGTATTTATAGGTATGATAACAACTGAAACCATCGTGGTTGCGATAGCCGCATTTTTTGGATAGTAATATTGTCAATTCGTCCAACGTTGTTTCATTTGCGGGTTCAACAATTACTTCTGACAGGGTTCCTGTTTTTGAAACAATAACAATCGTAGTAGCACTCTTTTTTGATTTTTTAGATGATGATGATTGATTTGACATAGTTGTGATATAACGTTATTGTGTAGGTGTATTATACTATTGTCATATTTCTATATTGTTTATCGACGATATAGATTTGATATAAACATAGGTCACGCGATATATATAGATCACGCCGTATAACATACATACGATGACAAGTACATTCCGTAGTCAAAGAAAAAATCAAAATGCGCGCCAAGCAACGATGATATCAGGATTAAGCACGATTTATCGCAACCAGTCGATTACCCATTCGATACAAACACATCAACAAACAGAACCACGTATTTTTCTATTGGATACGACATTAGAAGAAATGAATCAAATGTATTCTAAAATACACGGGATGATTGAAAAGGGGCGCCTTCGACCAAAAGGAACAGAACTGTTTTTTGTATATAAAAAATGTGAGACCCTTATAATCAGCGAGGACACAATCTATGAAATCGCATATGTCACGCGACCAAGAACCGCGGATTTACGCACACACACGCATAACAACGACATGATAACCCGCGAACTCGTAAATCCCCATCTATTGGAACGAATTCCGGTAGATGGGGATGTCACGACAATCGAATTGAATATTGTATCAAATGATGAAGCCGGAAAACCTGATAAGTCTTTTATAGTCCCCCTACTTGTTGATGAAAGTTACTATAAATTGACGAACCGAAACATGAATTCCGATCCCACAACGATGACAGGTTCGCATATTTCTCCGAATCATACACTCATTCAATACACAAAAATAGTCGTAAAACTTCATCCAAAATCGCTGAATTCATTTGTTTTTATTATGGATGAAACCGAAAACGAAGTGCTTGATTTTTATTTCACGACAGAAAACGGTATTATTGGAAAAAACAAGGAAAAAATAACGAAAACGTGTAAAGATGATATAATATCGTTTATCGATCACTTCAAATTATGTTCGTAATATACACATGAATACAATATATACTATTCGTAATGTTGTGGTTAATTCAAAATATTCTTTTTTCTATTAGTTTAATTGTAGTTATACATTATTTGTACATCTATTTTGAAACAACGCTAACTGCGCCAAAAGTAAAAGACCTCATCCATTGCCCGAAACAGAAATATAAATCATTATTTGATACAATAAATAAGAATTTAGACAACAATCATCTTTCACAAAAAGGTCGAAATTTAGGAGGAGATGAATTCGAAACGGTGGTCGGGGGCATTAGTGGTGAGGGAACAGAAGTTGGACTCTTGCCAAAAAATTATAATGACCCGCCGAAAAATACACAATCACCGAGTGATGATCGCAATAGTATGAAAACGGATCTGAAAGCATTTTTACGCGGTATCGGATTGAAATCGAAATCAAATACAGACTCATTATTTCGAGCGAGTTATGAAACGAGTTAAAGGCATCTAGTGATATACATATACGCAGTCGTTGGACGAATGTTATCGCATCAATATAATCAACGTCATAATACCACATTCACCGAGCGTGAATTTCGGCAACCCACACATGTATTAAATCAGAATGATTCCGATACATTACTATCGAATTTTCCGCCTACAAGACTTTCTTATGAAGTGTCTATTCATAAGAACGACACACAATATTCCGCAGCGAAGGATCAAAATCAAAATCATTACAAATATTTTATTCTTCCAAAAGGAAAACGTTGTATTGCGTGGGCTACGGAATGGAAACGTAACCGAATATTTGTTATTATTGATGTTCAGCGACCAAATGATCGTCGTGCGTATCATCAATCAAATGGACATAGAGGTGTCGTGATGAATGATACCGAACGCCCATTCATTCGTAAATTTTATCAAGAAAATGGTTGGTCTCCAGGAAAAGTGAGCATATACGATGCTTGTTTTGATCGCGAACTCGTATATGGAACCGTTTTTGGCGGTGTAATGTTTCGTAGTAAAACCGTGGATTCCCCTTTGTTTTCGATTCATACGATTTACTGGTTTAAAGGGAATCCAATTCCGCCTCTTTCAGGAGTTGGTCATATCGCGTTATGCGAAGAATTGTTCTACCAACATAATATTCGCCAGATTTCTTATACGAAGGAGAATAGTGTGATATTTGGATTACCTGTTTTGTGTAATACCGAACGTGATGCTGAGCGTATTGCGTCGCAACTTCCATATGAGATATTCTCGATACAATATCGTTCGATTCGAGGCACACACATCTTTCAGATATTGTTTCGGGATAATGACGGTAATAATGAAAAATACGTTGCTCCGCCTACGTTACTATCGTCATCAGCAACGGCGTCGTCTTTCGCTTTGTTAAATAAACCACAGCAACAGCAACGATCGCAACCACAACAACGATCGCAACCACAGTCACTACCTCAACCCACAAAACTGGTGAAACATTTATTTGTCCCCCCTTCCGACGAAATGCTTACAAATATTCAAGCGGTATTTATTGTGAGACCAAATATACAAAATGATATATATGAATTATTTGTAATACCAGATGTGCTTCGGCAGCACGGCAACAACCGAAGTGTAGAACCAATCTTTCATAACTTTGCGCTTATTCCGAGTTTTAAAACAAGTGTTTTTATGAATCGACTATTTCGTAACATTAGTGAAAATGAACGGCTTGATACGATGGAAGAAAGCGAAGATGAGGCTGACTTTGAGAACACAGAACCAGACAAATATGTTACACTTTCGAAGGAATGTATTATGTTGTGTCGGTTTCATAAACGATTTTGTAAATGGGTGCCAGTAGAAGTCAGCGCAAAAAAGGAAATTATCACACAGCAGCAGGTCAAACAGCATGAGATTCGTTATGTAAGTCATTATCATCGAATGAAATGAAATGAGCATAAACGCAAAACACTACTTTATTGTAGCAGGGAATTTCTATCGTTATGAAACCACCCGTGATATCGACATCTATGTCGTTTCATCAAATATTCCGTTCATCACATCATCCAGTTTTACGAGAATGGAAACGACAACTTCCAACGATTCGCCATTGTTACGCCTTATCACATCGTTCAACACAACAAACGATATCTCTTATGCGTGAATATCGTGTTCCTATGTTGTGCGCCACGCCGGGTCAAGTGAGCGCAGTAAATGAATATACACTCACTATCGAAAATACGCGTTTTGGTAAGAATGAATATATTGCGCGTAAGTTATGTGATATGCCGACTATCGAATCAGCGACTCCGTTATGGGTCTATACCAAGATATCCAATGATGGAATTGAAAATTCTCGACGATTGTTCGAACATATATGGGCACATAAGTTTATACTAAAAGGCATCGTATTTGATATTGATAACTTCACAGATTCGGCGCGGGGATCGATACCGCCATCGATCTATAGCTATAAAGTTGCGCTCGATTACATTTTACGAAATATCATGCGTCCGTTTGAAAGTGAGTATGGTATTCAAACACGGAGTATCATGATAGATGGCAGACGTCGTATCACGCGTGTCGAACATTTAGATGAGTTGAAAACGCATATAGATTCAGTTTTATCCATATCGGTAACAAAACAAACCGAAATTCAATTAATCGTAGATGATTTATTTGACCGTCCTGATCAATAATATTATCTACGTGTATATATATTTAATCATTCGAAATATGCAACCTGAGGAACCTCTTAGCGGCGGCGCCAAGCGCAAAATCATGTTGAAAGACCACCACATGAATCTTCAGCCATCTGCGCCAATCAGCGGACAGAAAATGAAGCGTGTCAAGCCGTTTTCAATCAAAGATCCGTCGAAGTATTTAGAGCGTTTGCGTTCATCTCCCTGCCGGTCAAAATCACAAAAGAAGTGTAACAGCCGTAAGCTTCGTGGAAGCTGTAAGTATGCTCGTGGTGCGAAGCGTTCTTTCTGCCGCAGGCGTACGAATAAGAACTACCGGTCGTAATATCATACTAATAATATAACATTATATCATAGAATATAATGTCATATTTGCGTTCAAATCCTCTCGCTGAACACAATTCGGGCATCGCGCTGTCAAGTAAGGATATTCCCCAAAATGGAACGGGTAATATGTATGAACACCAGGGTGGTCGTGCGTTCGTTCAAGGTGGCGGTGGCATGAGTCAGTTTTATTCATTCAATCCAGGTGTCGCTGATTCTGATAGCGCTCATGCGCGTGGTTCATACGCTCCTGTGAGTGTTGGTATAAATTCGGTTGCTGCTACTACAGGCGGTTCAACTCGCCGAAAGAAGTCGTCGTCGGCGTCGTCCGCCTCGCGTCGTCGCAGCTATCGTCGTAATCGTCGTGTAACCAAATGTAAGAAGTGTAAGTGCGATATTATTATTGGCGTTGGTGGCACTCGTCGTCACACTTGGTTCTGTAAGCACAAATCATGTAAAAAATCAAAAACACGCGGCGGTCGTCGTGTGTCGTTTCGTCAACAAGGCGGCAGCGGTAGTTTCGCGAATGCCGCATATTCGATCGGTGGTGCTGGAACGGATGTCGGACCATCGACGACTGCTTTAGCCAATCCGGCGCCTTATACTGCTTACAATAGCTGTCACCCGGTGGTGTAACGCGGGTTCCGTTTCACTCTGGTTCCGTTTGGTTCCGCTACGCTTCACTCCGGTTCCGTTTGGTTCCGCTACGCTTCACTCTGGTTCCGTTTCACTCCACTAACTGAATCAAGCATTTCCCATTCGTCTTCGGAATGGTTGATTTCATCCTAGATTTCGCGCTTACTTCTGTCGTTATCGAGAGATTTCCCGTTTCTTCATCAATCTCAATAATATCCGCATCAGCCAACGCTGCTTCTTCGTCTTCTTCGTGCTTGCTCGTTTTCGCGTTCTTCGCCGTCGTCGCCGCCGCCGGTGGCTGGTATTTCACCGTCCATGCGTTTTTGTAATACCCCTCCGTATCCGTCATAATAATACGGTATCGCTGTTTAATATAATAGGTCTGTCGTTTCAGCCACTGGCTGCGGAATACATCCTGAGGGTCGATAATATCGATCACGAGAGGCGCGGCATGTTTTACACGCAATATCCGACCTACTGATTGACATACATCTGTTTTTGGCGACGCCATAATCAGCGTAGTCAACGTCTTGATATCCAACCCCTCCGACGCCATCGCATACGTCGCGATAATCACCTTCTTGCTCTCGCTCAGTTTCAGCGCGGCTTCTTTCATTCCGCCGACATAATAACCCACCGTCGCGATTTTGCGGTGTTCGATCGCATCATGGAAATACTCCAACAACGACCGATTATGCGCCAGTATCATCACTTGCTGGTCAGGATTCGTCTTGAGCTCATTCTGTAGCACATCCAGTATAAATTCGCTTCGTCGATTGTAATTACACACTTTAGAAATCATCGTGCTGAATTTCGGATTGCCGCGATAGTCATATTCCGTTTCGTTGAATTCCGCGTCATCTACTTTATATTGTATCCCTTTCACAACCACCGCATGACTCGTCGTGTCATTTTTCTCTTTATGAACAACGTCGCCTAGGAAATATTTGAATACTTTTGTAAGCCCATCTTTGCGCACCATCGTCCCAGACAACCCCAACGTATATTTCGTGACGACTTTCATCATACACCGGCAAAATACTTCTGCTGACATATGGTGACATTCGTCATAGACTGAGAGACCGAACGTATCGAATAAATCTCTCGGATACTCTTTCATCGAAAGTGATTGAAGCATCCCGATCACAATATCTTTATCATCGATATCCACGATTTGCCCCTGTATCATTCCGACTCGCGCGGCAGGCAAGAATTGCTGAATTCTCTCGATCCACTGATTCAAAAGGAAACTTTTATGAACGATGACGAGAGTTTTCATCCGAAGCCGAGAGATTATATTTAGAGCCATGACCGTCTTTCCTTTTCCTGGATCAACATCGAGCAGCCCGCCACCACCCATTCCCGCATTTTCGGGCTGTGTCACCTGATGAATATATTTATCCACGATGACGTTTTGATATTCACGCATCTCTCCGGCAAATACGAGAGAATCGCTTACGCTGCTGCCGGGGGGGATTCGTGTTTCTTCAGGAGGACCATATATTTTTGTTCCATAAAACCGCGGAATATATATCTTTTTAGAACATTCGCGGTATATTGGGAATTTAGGCGGTTGAACCGGTGCTTTAGGAACATATGCGCCGACCGTGAGTTCATCTCTCAGCAACTTCAAATCATCAGCGTCCATACATTCTTTAAGAAGCGTATAACCACGCGGTCCATAATACGAAACAGGTGCGGACGCGGACATGTCGTTTATTTATCGGTATGTGTAGTTATGAAAATGAATGTTCGAGAGATTTCAATTCTATTTGATTTTAGTTTTACAATAATAATAATATATTCTCTACTAATAATAACATTCTATCTCGTTTATATATAAGCAAATATGGATACCTTTCGAACATTAATCCGTCAAGAGAAGCAACATGAAATGGTGATCTTTGTTCTTCTGATTTTATACATCGTCTTTACACCATCGGTTCCTCCCGCTCTCGCACAATATGCGGAAAGCACGATCGGTCAAGTCGTCGTCGTCATTCTCGCGATTACCTTATTTTTAAGCACGAATCCGGTTGTCGGTATTTTAGGATTTTTGGCCGCGTATGAATTTATTCGTAGGTCAAGTCGTGTCACCGGTGTTTATGGTATTGAGACTTTCTCGCCGACAGAAGAGAGGAAGCAACAAGTGATGACTGCGATGAACCCTGCGCCGGTGAAGACGCTCGAAGAAGAACTCGTGGATAGTTTAGTCGTGATCTCTCCGAATGATGAAAATTCGGGTCTCTCGGATGGCGGTTCATTCCAGCCCGTTCTTGGCGAACTTCATGGTGCGGTGGAGCCTGATTATAACGGTCCGATCTAACGCCACGCCACTATGCGTTGATACATACACATACTGTAATATTTATGTATCAAAGACAAAACAAATTTCCTACCAATACGTTTCGAAATTATTTAACGGTCCGCGACTGCTGCTGCCACCGCCACGTTGACCCATGACTTCGCCTGACGCGTTAATACGATTGCCAATCCGATTAAAGATGAACCGGAACATGTAGAATAAGATTGCCGCGATGACGAGACCAATCATCGTTCCAACAAACCCGCGAAACACGTCGTGTTGTAAAATCGCATCCCAATCCAACCCAAACTTGCTTAAGTCAAGTTCAGCGAGACTACCGAGCTCACCATTATTCGCGGATTGCTGATACAAAATAGTCCCATCTTCACCGGTTGGATTACATTTGATATAAATGTCTCCGTTTCCTTTGGCGTTATTGGCACCTCGCTTATTGTAATAATACATATTTGTCGGCATCATGTTTTCGTTGATCGGTCCGGTTTTGGTGATGGATGAATCGCGATTTGGATCATTTAAACTCGCCAACGAATCACGAAATACGAGAATTGCGTCTTTTTTGTGATAGACGATATAGTTATAGACACCAGTATATTGCGGCAATAAGTGACGACCTACATATGTGAAGAACCCCTCTTTCGGTATAAGGTTGCCTAAATTGAAATTATTCACGTCGGATATATATTTGCCTCCACTGCTAGACCGACTCGGCAAATTCTG